CTACTCTGCGGCCAAAAGTGACGTGTACTCCTGATTCGCCGTTGTGCTTTTGGCCGCAGAGTAGCGTCTGCGGAACTTCCATTCCGCTGCTCCCCACACGCCTGCATATCCCGCTTCGATGGCAGCCAGGGCAATTTGATCCAGCGCCGGGTTGGCCTGTCCGCCGGTTGCTATCGAGACCAGATACTTTTTCAGACCATCGACCGTCATTGGCTCTCCCCGAAGGGGGATCTGGAACAGACCAGACCCCCCGTGAGGATTGTGCACTTACGCCGCATAGGAGAAAATTCCCACGTTAAAGTTGGCATTCAGAGGTTTGACCTTCCACCACAAATTCCACGCATGGGTCCCGAAGGAATTGCGCGGGTTCGCGGTGTTCTGATCATTCGGAGCCGGCACCTTGACCGAAAATACCGGTTCGGCCATGCTCTCGATTGCAGGAACACCAAAAGAATCCTGACCCAAAATCATGGTCAGAAACACATTGCCGCTGGTCTGCGACATCGCGTTCATCGTCTTGGCCGTGGTCACAAAACGAGGCCCGTTAGTCATACGGAACCAGCGGATGCCGTTCCAGATCATCGTATCGAGCTTGGCTCCAGTGTATCCCTGCTCTTTGCCATAAGAAGCCCTGTACGCCTGCTCCTTCCACACCCGGTCAGACATCATCTGGGTTTCGATTTCCGGCGACATCAGACCGGCATAGTAGCCATCGTCGAAGGGTTTGGCGCCGGATTTCCGCAGAATCTCAAGCGCTTTCTGCAAAAGCGCCACGTGGAGGGTTTCGGAAGCCGTGAGCGCTTCGTAGAATGGCGAAACCAGGGTCACTTGAGTTGGATTCGTATTCCCCGAAGACTGGGGTGTCTCCGGCAAGGCGGTCGACAAAGTCACCACAAGATTCGCCGAAGCGTAATCGGCAATCCGGGAACCATGACCATACCCGGCGCCATGTTGTACGACAATCCACCCTCCGTTAAAGGCGTCATTGACAGCCTTTCCGGAGAGTCCGACCATCGAATTCGACAAGCGAATTGCAGTTGTTGAGGTCGCAGAAAGTAGCTTCACGTTCTGCGCCAGCCATGAAGCAGAGACGACGCCCAGAGAAGTCACCGCCTTGGGATGCAACGGCAAAATCCCGCCGCGGACAATCTGTCTGAGAATCTCGCCTTCGATGGATTCGGCAGCCTGTTGCGAGAGGGTGTCAACCGCTTTGGTCAAATGCCGGTCGCGTGAGGTATGCCAGTGAAGCATGGAGAATGACACCTGGTCGCCCCACTCTTCGAGACTGGCCGTAATGTTCATTCCCAGGTACGATTTATAGGTGTATGAGGTCAGACCTTCGGAGTCTGCGCTCGTTTTCTTTGCCAGCGGATGATACCGGTACCAGTCAACGGTCTTGCCGGTTCCATCAGGGACAGGAGCCGGCTGGCCAAACTGCCTCAGAAAAGTCCGTTCCTTGAAATAACTCAGGAACTCAGACTGGTATTTGGTAATCTGTGCCGCTGTGAGCGTATCTGTTCTTGTTGCGGCTTGTGACACGGGACGATCTCAACTTTCTGCCCGTAGCCACGTGCGGCGCTATATGCCCCAATCGGGGTACTGGCGGCGATACTTCGCATCAATCTTTGCTCTGGCGTCCTTGTCGCTGCCAGCCGCATTCAGATCGCGCTTGTATCTGGCCAAGTCCTCCACTTCGGATGGACGGCCAGAGATGAGCGGCGAAGCACCTCCGCCCCGCTCCACATGGGTTCGGGCCAATGTCTGCTGTGTGGACGCTTGGCGTCCGTGAACGGCGGACTTTTCTTTTTCGGCCTTCAGTCCCAAGGCGAGTGTTCTGGCGGTTGCGACCCGCTCGCTCTGATCTGCGATTCGTTTTACGTATGGAAACCTGTCAAGAACTTCTTCATAAAGAGGTTCCATGTCCTCATCACCACCAAGCAAATCGTTTTTGGCAATCTGATCCTGGAGTTTACGGACTTGACGGGAAAGCGCCTTCACCGCTGGATCCGCAGTATCCGGGATACCAGCTTCGGCGTCTTCCTTTTTCGCTTTGATTTCTTCCAGTTCTTGCTGGAGGCGTTCGTTTTCCAGCCTTTGTCTGGCAAAGGCGCGATGGCGGATATTTCCCGCTGCAATACGCTCATCGAGTTCTTCGATGGTCGATACTCCATGCGTTTTCATCAGTTCGGCCAAACGATTTTCCGCCGATTCTGTGGATACTGGCCCTGGATCATCGTCCAGGTTTGTGCGTTCCAAGTCAGTCATATCTCTCCCGTCACGGGGTATAATCACCAGCGCCCAGGGGCGCGTCAAGCACAAACTCCGGCAAGTCGTAATCCCCAATAGCCTTTTCAGACTCAGGTAAAACCGGGGGCGTTTGCGCCGAAAGCTGATTCTCCAGTAAATCTAGATATTGCCACAGCGAACTGTCTGCCACGATCGAGGCGGCAATCGCCCGGATCGTCGGATCAGTTGATGCGACGGCTGCATGAACCAGAGAGACAAGTTGCTGATCGCGTATCTGGCGCCGCCGTTCCAGCAAATGCCGGTAAAGTCCGGTTTGCCGGATAGCGATGTAGTCGCGCTGAGCCTCTGAAGCGCTAATCGGCAAAGCGGAATCCTTTCCATCGTTGCCGACAGCGCTCTTCGAGCCTGCCCTTGAACAAAGCCGGATCATACATATCCTGATAGAACTTCACAGTGTCTTCAGGCACATCCCCATCATGTCGTGCTTCCGTAAGAGCCGCAGCAACCTTCTTGTTTGTGAGTTTGCCCTTGATCCAGGCTGGCCAGTGCGGCAAATCGCGGTCACTGACAACTGGTCTGCCAGACATCAGATATTCTGCCGCCGAAATCGAGTAGGCATCGTGAATCGGAATCCGCAAAAGGCATGACGTGTCGGCAATAACCTGATCGTACTCTGCGGGACTCAGGGCATATCGCTTTTGGCATGTCGCCTGATACTCAATCTCTTGTGTCGGAGGCAGCCAATTGTAGAAAACAATCCCCGTTTTTCTGGTCAAGGGGATAGCATCGCGGATCACAGACATGCGAAAAAAGTCCTGCCGACTGGGGGGCATATAGCATCCCACCATGAATTTGTCCGGCTTGGCGATTGGTATCCGCACCTTCTCCGCGGGGACATTCAAAGGATCCGTCACCGGCAATTGAAGCCAGTTCTCCAGTTCTTCTTTGATCTCATCGCTTGGGGGAATATGGCAATAGCGGTCAGAACGCAACTCCTCAAACATCCGGCGTTCTCCATTCGCCATCCACCGTTTTGCCATGAGCACATCTGATCCAAACCAGTGAATAATAACCTTGGGGATGTCCCCGAGCAACGACCGGTGAAGGGCCCAATCAGAGTACTCAGAGACAAACCAGCCCCCAAAGTAAATCACGCCGGGGTTAAACTCGGCGACCCCAATGTAATTGATGTCGTCAAAATACTGAAAGCCGCAAGCGGGGGCGATGTTGTTCAGGACCAACTGATGACCGGCAGTTGACACGCAGGCGACTTTCATATTGCAACCTCGGTCATCAGCACTTCTCCTTGAGTTCCCTGTCCATTGCCCTCTGCATCGCCGGGGGAATCTTTTTGCCCTTCATTTTCTTCATCGGTTTGGTCTTCTTCTTGCTCCCCATTGCCATTCTCCTTTCGTTCAAGGTCTGCTATCAGTTCGGGTGGATTCATGGTTCGCATGGGACTGAGAGATTCGACGACAACACGCGCCTTCTGAATGTTCTGCACAGTAGCAGGATCGGTTCTCATCATCGCCGACCACCATGCGCCGCTGTCACGTCTCAGAGCGTCGATGTAATATCCATTGTGAATCGCCATGAAAGCCAGGTGAAAGACGGTCACACCAAGATGCACGTAGCTCTTGATGCCGTAGTCCTTGGCGGTCATGTTGATAAAGTAGTCCGGCCCGTAGGCAAATGGGGCGCGTACGCGAGCCAGGGCGCGGCGCATCTGCTTTGCCTTCTCGCGCAGAAGTCCGACTTCATGCTCGCTGATAAACCGGTCGCCGTCAGCCAGTTGTTCAAGAAACTCCGGGAATAACCGTTCAGAACTGAAATCCCGCAATGCCTTTTCCGCTTCAGGAACCGGTATCCCGCGCGTGCTGAACTGAAACCACGGATAGGGCAGCGTGTCGAAGACAGAACGATGGTACAGACAGAATCCCGAACCCACAGTGCCAACTTCGATAGCACTTCCAACACCGCGCAGACAATGAGCGGGGTGAAAATCCACGAATGGCAAAAGAGCCGAGGGACGCTGGTTATACTCATCCAGCATGGTCGCCACGTAGGCATAGGGTTCATTCCGGTAGGGAATGCAGGCGCCGATGATTCGGGGATATGGTTCCTCGTTGGCGGCCTTCCAGAGCAACTCCAGAGCGTCGGGGGCAAACGTATGATCAGAGCCGCAGACCAGAAGCCAGTCCCCGACCATGCGCTGCGCCAGCCGGTTGTGGTTGTCGGCGACATTAATGCCCTTCTCGGCGAACTCGTGCAGATCGAATCCCTTCGACATCATGTACTGGGCCATGTTTTCCAGGCACTTGCGGGTAGACATCGAAACGTCGGCAGAGTACTCCAGCACTTCCGGGAGTGGAAGGCCGATGGTGATGACCTTGTTCATATCGGGCGGCGGCGGTTGATCCGCCTGTTTTTTCTTACGATCCATGCTTGGTTCCTTTGGATTCAGACTTTGGTTCGGGTTC